AGTAATAAACGCAGTATGGAAGGGGCGGTGCTTTGTCTACAGGGAAAGTGTAGTAGGCATAAGGTATGCCAAAGCTTTCTAACATTGCTACTATTTCGGTTAATGTCATTGCTTCAACTTCTCCTCTACTTTCTTAACTAATAGATTGTTTGCCCATTCCTCTGCATTGTCTAGGTGGTGGTCGCCTGCTGTTCTTCCGCCATCTCTGTTAGCGTGTCCGTTATTCAGTAAGTAAGTTAACTGCCAATCGGTGGCATTATGCACAGTTAAGGTAGCATTGTGGAAGGTTTCGCTTACCTTCTCTGCTCTCCATCCTCTGCTGTAACTGCCTGTCCTTTTTGGTGACACTTGGCGAAGATGTGCGACAGTTTCCTTCGCAACATCATTCAGCACTTCGTTAACCTCTACTCTTACGGCACTACCATATTCATCAAGCAACTGTTGCATTGCTTTTTCTAGGCTAATTGTAGGCATTAAACACCTTTCTTAAGTTCGGTGTACAACTCTATGATCTCATCCTTATCTACGTAAGTACGATAGATTGATAAATCTGTATTGAGGATTTAAACCTTGCCTACCGCCTTCAAACCATTCGCTCTGTCCTACGCTTGTTACTTCTGCGAACACCTTACGCTCGGTTGTGTTGTCTACCCATACACCATATTGGTTTTTCTGTTTATCGTTTTTAATTAAGTAAATAACTCTGCTTCTGTCCATTAGTTCACCCACTTTGTATATCCGCTACGCATACCCAACTGTGCTTTCTGCTCATCGTAGGAAGCCTTGAGCCTATCATAGTTAGATGGATTGCCAAAGTTGGCTCTGCAATAAGTTCTAATGGCTTGTAGCACAAATTCATCGATAGTTGACACGATTACACCACCTGCCATTAAATCGCTCTTACAAGCTCTTATAAGGTCTGTGATTTCATCATCGAAATCATCTGTGACTACTCGCAAAGTTAACTTTACTTTTTCAAGGATGGTTGCATCATCCATAACTGCACCTCTCCTCTCTTATTTCTTTTTTGTTGTTTTCTTCTTTTCAGCTTTCTTTTCTTCTTGCATAACTTCCAAGTATTCACGAGCAAAGAGGTATTGGCGATTGCTCACCTCTACCTCTCCGCTTAATACTTCAATTACACAAGGCTTTATTACCTTGCACTTCATTAGTTGCCCTGTGGTTTAACTAATGCGAAGCCGTTTGGTCTTACAAGGTGGATAGCAACTAAAATCTTGCCAACAATCTTGATTAAATCCTGTTCAGCAAGGCTTCTGTCATCAACGATATACTTGAAGTCCATACCTTCTGGGAAGTTAGCAACTACACCATCTAAATCGCCAACTAATACACCTGTAGCGTTGTTGTTGAAGAGAACTTCTAAACCTTCAAATGGGTCTTCGATACGATAACCTGCTGTAGTTCTAATTGATTTGATAGCAACATATGTAGCCTTGCTCATAATAACAACAGGGTTTGTAGCTTCATCGCTTAATGCACCTAAACCATACAGTACTGCATCGCCATCCAATGCGTGTGTAACATCGGCTGTTAATGTAGATGCTTCTAATTCAGCAACGATTGCATTTTCTAATGCAACAGCCATCTGGTGTCCAAATTCATCAAACAGGTAGTCGATAAAGTACTGTCCTGTTAATGCCATTACATTGTCACTAACCTTAATCCACTTCTTGTAGTATTCTGCTACAAAGTCGATGTAGTTAATAACTAACTGTTCTTCTGCAGGAGCATTTGTGCCTTCTAAATGCTTAACAGCACCTGTAGCTGATGCTTCATAACCAACCTTGTAGTTGCCCTGTACAAATACTTTTCTAATTCTTGATAAGATTGGTGATTTGTCCCAATCTGTCCAAATACGATTTTCAACGTATGTTGGTACAGCAATTCTGTTACCCTGTACTGTTTCGCCTGCGTTTTCGGTAATCAGCATACGGATTTTCTTTTCGTTGCCCTTGATATATTCTGCATAGGCATCGATGTATTCCTGTGTGTTTCTTAATTCCTTAATATCCATCTTTTTTCTAACCTCTTCTTTCTCAAAGCTTTCAACTTCTTTGGCATCGGTTAATACTTCATTAACTTCTGCTTTTCTCTGTTCGATTTCTTCATTAAGCATCTGTTTGCGTTCTTTTAGGCTTCTAATTTCAGTTTCCAAAGCCTGTAAATCGGCATCATCATTGCCTAAAAGTCCATCAATTTCTGCTAAACGAGTTTCAACCTGTTCGATGTCCATATCTTTAATATCCATCGTTTAATCCTCGCTTTCCTTAATCAGCTTACGCAGTTCTTCAACCTTCTTGGCTCTTTCAATCTTTGCTTCGTGTGCCTGTAATCGCTCCGTTACAGCCTTATCAATCACTCCGTTGTTAAGGCTTCGTACACTAGCAATGCTTGTAAAGTCATTCTGTGGAAGGCTTACGGCTGATACATCAAACAATCTGCCAACTTTCTCTATGGTATACACATAGTTCTCATCAGCATCACCATCAACTTCACGTAGCTCGCTAGCCTGTGCTATCGTAAAGCCAAAGGACATCTTGTTGGTGTATCCACCTTTGATTTCTTGATACAACTGCCTGCCAATATCTGTACCGCCTAAATCTGCGGTAATCAGTAAACCTTTTTCGGCATCTTTGTCTAACTTCAAAGTGCCGTTTGATAATCTTGCAAACACTCTGCCAACGTGGTCATACTGCATAATTACATCGCTCATATCAGCATCATCAAATGCGTGTCTGTCTACTTCTTCTTTAACTTCGATGCGGTAGCCATCTGGTGCGGTTACTGTGTACAGGTGGTATGGCTCATTGTAGGTGGTTGCGTAACCTTCAACGATGTAGTCATCTTCATTCTGCTCTCTAACTTCAAGCACCAAATTTCTATACTGTCTATCTCCACTCTCTACTTGCTTGCGGATGTCATCAATTCTGCTCATCGCTTTCTTCTCCTTCCGTTGTAGGCTGTTCGCCTAGTTTATCTTGTAAGGTGTAATACTCACCACGAATTACAGCTACATCGCCATCTGGCAATGCTTCGTAATTAAACAACTCTCTTATTTCGTTAATTGTTAAAATGCCTCTGTCGCCTAACTGCTGTGCCATTGCCACCTTTTCGTTTACGCTCATATACTGCAATCTGTTCGCATTAACGTATACGTGGTTGCCGTATGATCTCTCTTCATCGGTATAAATAGCTCTGCTCATTGCTTCGCTTAATGCTATTGCAAAAGGCTCAATCGCTAAATTAAAAAAGGCATCCAACTGTTCGCTTGTTGCCTTTCCCTGTATTACCTCTTCATTAACACCAAAGTAGTCATATACATTGGTCTTAATGTAGTTCATTTGCTCTGTATCTACTGTGTAGTACTTACTTGTAACTTCCTTAACGTTTGTATACGTATTTGGGAAGAGTAACACACCATCAGTATCTTCGCCTTTTAGGTTGTATTCGGTAAACCTTTTGCGCTCCTCGCTCAAATCCTCTGGATCTGTGAAGTTAGATACCTCTGCAATAAATCTGTAGTTATTGCTATTCTGTACAGCGTTCTTAATTGAACTTTCCTGTACCGCTATCAAATCCATTGTTGATTTTAAGGCTGTGTTATCTTCACCGAATAAGTCGCTCTTGTACTGATGCTTTACCAAATAAGCACATTCATCGAACTTTACAGCACCATATGTATTGCTGACAAACTTATACTTTAACCACAGCTTTCCCTTCTTATCTTCTACGAGCTTTACTCTCTCTGGAAGTACAGGGAAGAAACCGATGGTTTCAAAAGTTTTCTCATCCCTAACAGGCACGATAAACAAGTTATTGGTGCAATCCAATATAGTTGAGCATCTAGCCAAGAACTGCGCCCAAGTCATCCAAGGATTAGGATAGTGTTTTAATCTTGCTTTCAGTTTAGGCTTGGCAGAGCCTTGCAGTTCGATTTTTAATTTTGAAATATGTCTAGCTTTGGCTTCGATTGCGCTTCTTACCAATGAATTTTCATAAATACTTCCATACCAATCTGTGTGTACAGGATTGTATGATGAAAGTAGCTGAAAGTTATGGCTCTCTTTCGCTTTCTTTGGCTCTTCTTCACCAAACAGCCACTCTTTTAATCCCATTGCTATCTCCTTTCATTCGTTAATCTCTTACCTAGCGCACTCCAATGCTTTTGCCTTACTGTAATTGCGTCTAACAGACTGGCACACCCATCAATATGGGCTTTATGATTTAACTTAACTATCTTGCATCTTTCCTTCTCTGCGCTAAATTTCAATGCAGTATCTAACAGATGCACTTTTAATAAATCGTTATCGCCAATATGCAACTTGCCATCACGTATATATCCTTCCAACTCCTGTATTGGAGAAGAAAGGTTAAATCCCTGTACTACATCATCCACTTTAAAGCCATATTGCTGTAGATCATTGGTTAAGTACTGTGCATTGTATCTATCATAGCCAACAATAATAGGATACATTTTGTACTTCTCAACGATATCTCTGCACCATCGTAGGCAATCGTTATAATCGATTACATTATCACCGCTTGGCGACAGTATACCTCGCTCAATGTAGATTTTATAAGGTAGGCTATCTCGTACACTTGCTTCCTCAATCTTCTCGCTTGGAAGCCAAAAGTGCGTAATAGCGTATAGCTCTCCGTTCTTCTGTATCAAACAAGTAGCGCTTGTTAAATCCACGCTTCTTGAGAGATCGATGCCCAATACACAGTAATGGCGCTCAAAATCCTCAAAGCCGAAATGCTCACCGCTACACTTCGCAATTTCGTGCGAAGGTAACCAAGCCAAACTACTATTTTGCTTCACGTTGCAGAATTTAGTCATAAACTCGATTTTTGCACTTAACGAGCCTTCTGCCTTTGCGATCTCTTCCAAAATGTAATCAACCGATACAGACACACCAAGATTAGGCATTGCCTTGGCTATTTCGTTTATATCGTTCCACTTCGATACATCATCAATCATATACAAAAAAGGTGCTAGCTTTTGCTCTCTGCTATCACCATTTAGTACTGCTGTGCATCGTTTAATAAGTTCATCAAAAATACTTTC